TCGTTCGTCATCTTCATCTCCCGTTGCTGATGACACTGATATACGCGCCACACGCACAAATGTCAACGCGCGGCGCGTAGTTTGCCGATCACGAATTGTTACAGGCAGCCATGCGTTCCGACCAATCACACCACCAACGGCCCAAACAGGAAGGGCTCAAGGTCTCTGGCTGCCCGATGTGTGAGAATGTAACCTTCGCTTTCATCGCAGAGCAAGGATTGCTGATCTGCTTTTCATGCGGCGTCGGCTTTTTACCTCATGAATTCATAAGCTTAACACGACATCTCAAAACGGTGAACTGAGTGACGCCCGAACAACGCGCAGCAATCCTTGTCAGGATAACAGAAGGGGAAAGCGTAAGGTCAATCGTGCGTGATCCGGCAATGCCTGGAATGACGCATGTTTTCAAGACATTAGCAGAAGACGCGGACTTCGCGAAGCAATACGCGCGCGCGTGCGAAATGCGAGCCGACGCCCAATTCGAGGAAATGTTCGAGATTGCCGATGACGCCGCCAACGACTGGATGGAGCGGAATGACGGTGAGAATGTCGGATGGCAGGTGAATGGCGAGCACATTCAACGCTCTAGGCTGCGGATCGACACACGCAAATGGGCGCTGGCTCGGATGAACCCGAAGAAATACGGGGACAAAGTGCAGGCCGAAGTCACTGGCAAAGACGGCGCGCCGATCGAGGTCATCCGGCTTGTCGCGCCTGTGATTGAGCCGGAAAAGTAGCAGATTGTGACAAAGCGCGGATTGAAGTCGCCGGGGTTTGCTCCAAAGCCGATTAGGCTTGTCGAAAGCGTAAGATTTTCGAGCGGTAGGGTGAGTAAATTCATACTCTATTGTGTGACGCTTCGCGATCATCCGGAAGTCTTTAAACTCGGAAGAACCTACAATTGGAGGATTAGGAGAAGGGTCTACGATAATTGGAACTTGCGAGACGGCGACGGCATACTATGCGGACAAGTCTTTGAGATAAATGATGATTTTGTCGACCTGCCAAGCTTAGAGGCGGCCATGATTGAGGCGTGTCCATTTCCACTCTTTAGGGCCTTTGAGTGGTTCACTGGCCATAACGATGATGCCTGCGATTGGGTTGATCGGTTTTTGACTGCAAGCGAGCTGACGTTTGAGCGCACAATCTGCTAAATCCGTCGATATAGAGCTGCCGCCGAAGCTGATTCCGGTTTTCGCCGGGGAGGCGACCTATCGCGGGGCGTATGGCGGGAGGGGTTCCGGCAAAACGCGGACCTTCGCCAAGATGGCGGCGGTTCGCGGCCTGATGTTCGCCAAATCCGGGGTGAGCGGCATCATCCTTTGCGGGCGGGAGTTCATGAACTCGCTCGACGAATCTTCGATGGCTGAGGTCAAGGCGGCGATTGCTTCCGAGCCGTGGCTCGCGGCGAATTACGATGTGGGCGAGAAATACATTCGCACGATCTGCGGGCGGGTGCATTTCAAGTTCGCCGGCCTTCGGCACAATATCGAGTCGATCAAGTCGAAGGCGAAAATCCTCATCCTTTGGGTGGATGAGGCGGAACCCGTCACCGAGGAGGCGTGGCAGACTGCGATCCCATCGGTTCGTGAGGATCAGTCTGAAATCTGGATTACTTGGAACCCGCGCCGCAGGACGAGCGCGACCAACAAGCGCTTCCGGCTCGACCCGCCGGGCGACAGCCGCATCGTCGAATTGAACTGGCGCGATAATCCGTGGTTTCCGAAGATATTGGAGAAGCAGCGGGCCGAAGACTTCGTCAAGCGTCCCGACAGCTATCCCCACGTCTGGGAAGGGGATTACGCCACCATCATCGAAGGGGCGTATTACGCGAAGGCGCTGCTTGCAGCGAAGACCGAAGGCCGGATTTGCCGGGTCGCGAAAGACCCACTGCTCACGATCCGCTCCTATCACGATATTGGCGGATCGGGGGCGCAAGCCGACGCCTACACAATCTGGGTGTGCCAATTCGTCGGGCAGGAAATCCGCATCCTCGATTATTACGAGAGCGTTGGTCAAACGCTCGACTATCACGTCGGATGGATGCGCGAGCGCGGCTGGGAAGGGGCGAAGGTCTTTCTTCCTCACGACGGCACTAACGAAAACAACGTGACCGGCAAGAAGTATCGCGACCATTGGGAAGACGCAGGGTTCGACGTCACTGTCATCGAAAATCAGGGGAAGGGCGCGGCGGCGCAGCGGATAGAGGCCGCAAGACGCCTCTTTCCGCAGATGTGGTTCAACGCCGAGACGACCGAAGCGGGCCGAGAAGCGCTCGCCTGGTATCACGAGAAAAAAGACGAAAAGCGGGAAGTCGGGCTCGGGCCTGAGCACGACTGGTCGAGCCATGCGGCGGATTCGTTCGGCCTCATGGCCGTCTGTCACGAGCCGCCCGGCAATTCGATTGCAGCGTCCGCACTGGTCAAGAAGCTGAACGCAGGCGCGTCGCGCGCTTCAAGTTACATGGGAATGTGAATTGGCGGATGTGAAGAAGAGCGCGGATCGCGTCCGTGAATATCTCGAAGAATTCAGGCTCGATTGGGAAGCCGACGAAATCAACCGCGACCGCGCGCGCGATGACGTGGAATTCGCAGCCGGCGAACAATGGGATCAGGCCGACAAAACGGCGCGCGAGAGCGAGGGCCGCCCCTGCCTGACGATCAACCGCCTTCCGCAGTTCATCCGGCAAGTCGTCGGCGATCTGCGCAATGTGAAGCCGTCGATTTCAGTGAGGCCGAACGGAAACGGCTCTGACGAGGACGTCGCCGAAGTCATCAACGGCATTTTGCGCAACATCGAAGACAGATCGAAGGACGAGCAGCCCTACACCATCGCGGTCGAAAGCGCGGTCAGGTGCGGCATCGGGCATTTCAGGATCGTCACGGAGAATCTGCCGAACAACCCGTTCGCGCAGGACATCTTTATCAAGGCGATTCACAACCCGCTCGCCGTCGTCTGGGATTACGGCTCGCGCTCGATCACGCGGGCCGACGCGAAGCACTGTTTCGTGCGCGAAGGTATCACGAAGGCGCAATATCAAAGCCAATATCCCGGCGCAAAGATGCTCGACTTCGGCGACGACGACTACGACGAGCTGACATGGCAATGGATATTGCCCGATATGGTGCTGATCGCGGAACGGTTTTCGGTTGAAGAGGGCAAAGCGCCGTTCCTGCTTCTTGAAGGCGGAGGCGTCCTGCGGCGCGACAGGCTGCCGTTCGGCGCCCAACTGAATGAAGTTGACAGCGTTCTGCAGTTCATCGACGGGCGCCAGGTCTTCGTTGAAGAGACGCGCGAAGCGCCGATCCGCAAGGTCAAATGGTGCAAGTTTTCGGGCGGCGACATTCTCGACGAGGGCGAGTGGCCGACCGAAGACATCCCGATCATCCCTGTCATCGGCGAAGAGGTGCATTTCGAGAAGACGCGCCTTCGCGCCGGGCTCATTCGATGGGCGAAAGACCCGCAGCGGCTCTACAATTTCTGGCGCTCGACGCAGACGGAAGTCATGGGCGCCGCGCCGAAGCTGCCATACCTTCTTGGCAAATCGCAGATCGAAGGCTTCGAAGAAGCGTGGCTCGTGGCCAACAAGGGCAACAAGCCGTTCCTTCCCTACAACGACAAGCTGAATCAGGCCCGCCCGTCGCGGGAGGTCCCGCCGCAATTGTCGAGCGGCATGAACAACGAGATCGCGCTTGCCGCCGAGGACATGAAGGCGACGACCGGCATTTACGACGCCTCGCTCGGAGCGAAAGGCAATGAGACTTCCGGCATCGCAATCCGGCAGCGCCAAACGGAAGGCGACGTCTCGACGAATTTCTTCGGCGACAATCTCGCGGCCTCGATGCGCAGGGCCGGGCGGATCATCGTCGATCTGATTCCGATCATTTACGACAGCAAGCGCATCGCGCGCATCGTCGCGGACGATGGAACGGACAAAGCGGTCGAGGTGAATTCTCTCGTCATCGAGAACGGCCTTCCCCGCATTCAGAACGACCTCACCATCGGCGACTATGACGTGACGGTGAACATCGGCCCCTCATACGCAACGAAACGTCAGGAAGCCTTGGAGGGCATGGCGGAAATCCTTCGCGGCAATCCGAATTCGACCCTGTTCCTCGACATCATCGCCAAGAATTCGGATTGGCCGGGCGCGGATCAGTTCGCGGAACGCGCGCAAAAGATGCTGCCGCCAGAACTGCAGGACGAAGACGAAGAGCCGACGCCGGAAGAACAGGCCGCGCGCGCGCAAGCGCAGCAGCTTTCGCAAATGCAGCTCGCATTGCAGATGGCTGGCGCTGAGGCAGACATCGCCGACAAGCAGGCGAAGGCGGCCAAGACCGCTCAGGAAGCCGAAGGCGTCGAACTCGACAACGTCATGAAGAAGCTCGACCTATCCGCGCTCACCGGCGCGGTGCAGCAGGCCGTCATGGCCGCTGTCGTGCAGGCGCTCGCCGGACAGGCGGCCCCGCAACCACCCCAGCCAACGGCGCTTAACGGCGCTGGACCGCTGATCCAGCAATAAGGAAATCAATGAAAATCGACGTTCCCGAGGGCGCGATCCCCGCCCCGGACGAACTGGATGCCGTCAAGGCGCCCGAGACGTCTGAACCCGAGGTCAAGACCGAAGCAGAACCCGTTGAAAAGACCGAAGCCGAGCCGGATCAAACCGAAAGCGCCGAGGCCGAAGGCGAGAAGGTGGAAACGCCTGAAGCGCCGAAGGCCGAGCCCGCAGAGGAAGAGCCGGAGAGCGACGATCAGCAGGCGGACAAAGAGACCAAAAGCCAGAGAAAGCGCAGACTTCGCAGGGAGCGCGAGGAGCAGCTAAGGGCAGAGGTCGAACGCAAGGACAAGGAAATCGCAGACCTGAAGCGCAGGGAAGCCGCGCTGAAGGATGAAGACCCGAATGCGGCTGACAATTACGACGCCGCACTCGCTCAGAACATCGTCAACCGCACATTGCGCGCCCAGACGCAGGCGCAGATCGACGCGGTTCAGGCGGAGCGGGAGAGGGTCGAGAGTGAGGCGAAGGAAGCCGCGAGAGCCGCTTGGGATGAGCAGGTTGCGGAACTCGCCCACATCAAGGATTTCGCGCAGAAGGTCTATGACCCCAACGTTCCGTTCACGTCCGACGTGGCGGCTGCGATAACGCAGATGGAACGCGGGC